AGTTCTCCTTCAGGAACTGGAACGTACAGTGCAAGCACGAACGACTGGTACATCAACTACCCTATTCCAGTAAACATTGATTACCAAGTAACTACGTACTCACGTCAACCACGTCATGACCGTCAAATTTTGGCGCAAATGTTGACTAATAAGATTCCAATGCGGTTCGCTGTATTGGAACCAAATGACGGAACAGTTCGTCGTTTGGACCTTTTGGACGTCTCAAAACGGGATGTCACAGAGCAAGGAAAGCGTTTATTTATGAATGCTTTTACAGTGAGAGTTTCATCTGAAATTACCTCACAAACCTATACACAAGTGTACAAAACGTTGCAAATTATTGGTACTGGCACAATGGGTGACTTTGTTCAAGGACAAACTTCATACCCATTTACTGCCGTTGATTCGTGGACTAATCCGTAACAACATGGAACCCCTACCCAACTAGTTAGGAGAAAACAATGGCTTATAGCCGTCCAGGTGTTTACATTAGTGAGCGCCTACTACCCGCACCAATTGGGGCTGGAGCTGCAGCTAACGCTGCAGGTGCAATCGCTGCACCATTTGCTCAAGGTCCAGAAACCGTAACTCTTGTTAACTCTTGGTATGAATTTACCAAGTATTTCGGAGGATACAACGCCGCATATCCATCTTCTTTTGGAGTTGCTCAATTCTTTGCTAATGGTGGTCGTGAGTTATACGTAAAGCGTATTCTTGCATCAAACGCCTCTAGTGCTGCCGTAACAGTATCTACTGCTGGTTCAGTAGCTGTATTTACTGCTACAGCTAAGAACCGTGGTTCAGATGGAACTAACCTTCGTATAGAAATTTCCGCTGGAACTGTTTCTGGTACTTACACATTAACTCTTACCAAGGAAACTGTTGCAGGAACAAGTTCAAACACTGCAAACGATTACCTACTTGAGCGTTATGAAAATATTGTCTTTGACCCAACATTTTCAACCAGCTCAGATTACGCAAACACTGTAATTAATACTACTTCTGGGTACATCACTATCAGCAACAATGCTGCGGGTGTTCCTGCTTCAGGAGTTTACCCACTTACCGTCAGTGGTTCACCAGTCAACGGTGGAGATGGAGCAACTGTTGCTGCAACTGATTACACATCTTATGCTGCAACATCAACCTCTGTTTGGAACGAGTTCAACTCTATAAATCGTCCTCTCGTTATCTTTACTCCAAACATTTATGCTGTAGTACCAACATCTACTGCAACCGTTACAGCAGCAGCCTCATCCTGGGCTGAAGCTAACAATGGTTTCTACGTTGCAGAAACAGCTGCTGGTCTAACTGTAGACGCTGCAATTGCTGTAGCTCAAGCACTCAGTGGTAGAAGTTCAACAGCTATGTACTACCCACACGCTTACATTTCAGACCCAGTTGGTCGTGGAAACGGCGCACTTCGTCTGGTAGGTCCTTCCGGAGCAATTGTAGGAAAGTACCTTTCAACAGATGCAAGCATTGGTGTGTTTAAAGCACCTGCTGGTCTACGAAGCCCAGTTGCGGGAATGGTTGCTCTAGAGCGAGTATTCACAACAGCTGAACTAGACAGACTGAACGTTGGTTTGCCAACAGCAAATACAGGTTCAGTTGCACCAGTAAACCCTCTTCGCCAGATTCCTGGCGCAGGAATTGTAGTTATGGGTGCTCGCACTCTTCTACAAGATGGGACTGCAAACCGCTACATCAACATGCGTCGTTCTTTGATTTACATCAAGGCACGTCTAAAGGCTCTTACTGAGTTTGCAATCTTTGAAAACAACGATGAGCGCCTATGGTCACAAATTAATGGTGTGATTGATTCATTCCTTAACGAGTACCGCAATCAAGGAGGTCTTCGTGGAGGACCTACACAAGCATACTTCATCAAGTGCGATGCAGAAAACAACCCTGCAAACCTAATCGCTCAAGGTGAAGTCCACATTGAAGTTGGCGTTGCGCTGCAGTACCCTGCAGAATTCATCGTCATTGACCTCAGCCAAAAAACGCTGAACTAACCAAGGAGATAATAAATTATGGCTACCATAGTTAACAATCGCTCAAGCCTATTGACAGACCCAATCCGTAACTTTAGGTTTTTGGTTACGTTTAAAGCACAGACTGGCGCAAGCACAGCGACTAAAGCGTTGGCTGAATCAACTGCTGTTATGGGTTTTACATCCGTATCAGGAATGGCTGTAACAACAGACTCTATTCCTTACCGTGAAGGTGGATACAACACCACTGTTCACCAAATTCCAGGGCAAACAACCTTTGCTCCTATCACTCTACAACGTGGAATGATTCTTGGAACCGCTAAAAGCTGGAACTGGATGCGAGAAATGTTTGCCACAGTTCAAGGTGGTGCAGGCTCACGTGGAGTTGCAGAGAACTTCCGCTGTGACTTGGAAATCGCTGTTTTGTCTCATCCAATCCCAGGCGTTGGAACAGAAGGTGCTGGAGACAACACACCTCCAACAGACCACGTAGCTATGCGCTTTAAGGTGTATAACTGCTGGCCTACATCAGTTGCTTACTCAGACCTAAATGCAGGAGATAACGCTCTGTTCGTAGAACAGATGACACTCGTACACGAAGGTTTTGACGTCAACTTTGCAACTAAACTTGACGCAAGTGCACCAACTGAGTTTGGTGCTGCTGGTACTGCTGCTGCAACACAACAAGTCGGCAGCGGCGGTCAGGCTGCAGTAGTCGCCGTGTAATTACCCCAATCTAACAAAGGAATAAAATGACAACGAAAACAATCAATGCAGCGGCTAATCCCGCAATGGCTAACAATCTCCTAAACCAAGTCATTAACGAACGGATTGAAGATGATTTCAATCCTGAAATCAAATCTCCTGTGGATACTACGGTGGAACTTCCTGGCGGGTACATAACACCCGCTGGGGAGCTCCTCCGTACCGCAGAAGTACGAGAGCTAAACGGCAGAGATGAAGAAGCAATCTCTAAAGCATCTAGTGTTGGAAAAGCTCTTGTAACAATTATCCAACGAGGAACAGTCTCCATTGGACATATCAAGTCTGAAGAGTCTGTTTTAGATGGATTGCTAGCGGGAGATTTAGACGCTCTTCTTCTTGGAATTATCAAGTCAACTTTTGGAGTAGACATTGAAATACCGTCATACTGCGCAAAGTGCGAAGATTACAAGGTAGTAACAGTTGATTTAAATGAAGACATCAAAACAAAGGTTCTGACAGACCCAATGAACGACCGTGTGTTTATTGTCAAGGGAAAGAAAGACACTTTTACAGTATCTTTGCCTGACGGTGCTACACAAAAGGCACTAATTAAAAATGTTGACAAAACAGAAGCAGAACAAACTACAGTTTTGCTTGAACACTGCGTATTAAAGATTAACGACAACCCTGTTTACAGCCCATTACAGGTGCAAAACCTTGGGATGGTAGACAGAAAAAACATTGTAAAAGAAATTAACAAGCGGGTCCCTGGCCCTCAGTTTGATGACATCTCAGTTACTTGCCCTGAGTGTGAAGGTGAGGTAACGGTCTCCATTAATTTGGGAACCTTGTTTCGCTTGTAGTTACACGTCGTACTTAGAGCTGTTCTCACAATGGGCAGTACTAAGTGACATTCACGAAGGATGGACATTGTCTGACATTAAAGATATGTCAGTAAGAGAGAGAAAAAATTGGCTAGAACTAGCCAAGGCGAGGTCAGAAAGGACAAGTAGTGGCATTTAACTTTATGGGTAATGTAAAAACACTTACCTCCTCTGTCACCTCCCTTAAAAAGGAACTCTCTGGTGTCTATGACGTCTTAAAAAAGATTAAAGGACTTGGACCATCAGCATTTGGAGACGTCAATGCGGTTCTGTCCAAAAGTGGTCAGTTTGGTAATGGTCAAGGAACGCCTGTATTTGCCAAAACACCTGTAAATGGTGCGCCAAAGTTTTCAAGCCAAACGCCAATGGCTGCTGCAAAACCAGGTTCAAATGCACAGCAAGCACAGCATGACAAAACAGCTGAAAGAATACAATCCCAGTATTTAGATATGGGTATACGCCAAGCTAAATTTAGTGCAGCAGCAGGTGTTGTAGGAGCTACTACTGGATTAGTCACTGGCCTTATGGGGATGCTCCCAAATACTGGGCAGGTTGCTCAAAGAGCTGGCATTTATTACGGTGCTTCAGCTATGTTTGGCGGAACAAACAGAGTAGCAAATCAAAAAGCTACCTTTAGCGCCATGCGCGGCGGTATTACAAGTGACATGGGTGATGCAGAAGCGTTTTCTGCTTTAACCAGCTTTAGCTTTATGCCTGGTAGCAAAAATATGAGGCAAGGTCTTGGAGATGTTAGCGCTGCAGCTAAAGCTTTAGGTATGGACAATGCCAATGCCGCTGCTGCTGTTGGAGCAATGTCTACTGGAAGTATGGGAGCTCAGCTCTACCAGTACGGTATCCGTCAGTATGACGACCAAGGAAATCTCCGTAAATCTGGAGATATATCTAAAGACATTTTGCAACGTGTTTTCTACCCAGGACAAGACATAAGCAAAATTGGTGCAGAACAATTTGCTAAAGACTCAATGGGTATGAACCTTGACTATCAACTTGGCACTATGGGTATTACAGGTGACGTTTTAACTAAAGTAAAAGCGGAAATGGGACTAGCTGTAACAGGTAAAGACCCTAATTTAGCTTCAGTAGACACTTCAGACAGCCCTTTAAATGCTTTCCTTAAAGTACAAAGTTCTGAAACAAAATTAGTTGAAAAAACTGAAAAAGACATCTTAAAGGGAGCAGAAAAAGCTGCTGAGGCATTAGTAGTATTAAATAACGCATTAGAAAAAACTCCTAGTTTAGTTGTGCAGTTAAACTCTGCTTTACAGACTTTTAATGCATCAAAATCTGGCGGCGGTCTCACAGATACAGTTATGAAAGTTGGCTCTGGAGTAGTCACCGCTGTAGGTGCTATGAAGCTTAAGAAGTTTTTAACGAACCTTAAAGCAGGAATATCACCTGCCACAACAGAGGTAACTAAACAAGCAACAAAAGAAGCTGCCAAGAAAGCTGCTACAACAGCAGCAACAAATGCTGCACGAACAGCCGCTACCCAAACTGCTGTAACTGTTGCAGGCACAAGTGCTGCTGCAACTGCTGGTGTAACTGCTGCCGTTGCATTACCAGCAGGACTATTACTTGGTGGTCAGACCGCAATCTACAAAAAAGGACAAGAAAATCAAGCATTTCTGGAGAAGATGCTCTACGCAAAAGAACACGGGGGGAAGAACCCTGACGGAACTTATTTTCTAAACATTCCAGATGACGCAGTTATAAAAGCGGCTCCAGAAAAATCTTGGTGGGGTAAGACTAAGGATTGGTTCAAGGACAATACCCTTGGAGGAATTTACAGCGATAAAACTAACAACTATAAAGCAAATCAATACGAAAGCGACGCGGTTAAGGCCTGGCGTCTTGCTGAAACAAAGCGAATCAGAGATGCAGCGGCGGCGTTCCAACGGGATTTTGCAGCAGCAAATGCAGGTGGAGGGCCAACAGACGGTTTCTCTTCAACCTTTAGCAGCAATGCTCCTACCGTAAATGCTTTTACTTTTAGTTCTGGTGCTAAACCAATGGCTAGAGGACCTGTAGCTGCTTCAATGAGCGCTACATCTACACCCAAAGTAGTAGGTGCTGGATTTGGTGCAAAAGACTCCTCACTTGTAATGGCTGGAGCGTTAAATTATCACACAGGAGAAGATACACCGATGGAAGTTGGTACTCCTGTACACGCACGCTTTGCTGGAAAAGTTGTAGAAAGAAACCTAAGCAGGGATTTAGGTATTGCAGTAGAGATTGACCACGGAGATGGATACTCATCTATTTATGGTCACTTAAACCAAAAAATGGTTCAGTCAGGTCAAGATGTAACCGTAGGAACTTTAATCGGAAAGTCTGGCGCAACAGGCCGTATTCGTGGACCTCACTTGCACTTTGAATTACGTAAAGGCAAAGTACCTACTGACCCTAAAATGTACACTGCAGGCAATCCTAGTGGTGGTGCAACTGGCGCAGCTGGCGCAGCTGGTGGAACTCCTAAAGTTATTCTTGGTACAGGTAGCGAAAAAGAATGGGCTACTGGTCTGCTTGGAAAACTTGGTGCTCCTGTTACCGACTCCTCTATCAATGCCCTTACTACCTGGATGCGACATGAAGGTGGGCACTGGAAAAATAGCGCACACTACAACCCACTGAACACAACCCTTAACGTAAATAACAACGAGTCA